GCCAAGAAGCGTCCCCGGCGTGCCGACTAGCTTCACGGCAACCGGCGGAAACGCCCAGGCGTCGCTGGTGTGGACTGCTCCAGCGAGCAACGGCGGCAGTGCGATTACTGATTACGAAGTGCAGTTCAGCAGCAACTCTGGTTCGACTTGGACTACGTTCTCTGACGGCACATCGACGGCGACGAGTGCGACTGTGACGGGTCTGACCAACGGCACGGCGTATGTGTTTCGCGTGGCGGCAGTGAACGACGTTGGTACTGGCACCTACACGGCGGCAAGCAGTAGCGTAACGCCAAGTGAGCCAAGCGTCCCCGGCGTGCCGACGAATTTTCGGCGAGCAACTACTTGGTGGGCGTGCGACAATAGTAACATTATTGCGTGGAACGCGCCTGCGTCAAACGGCGGCTCTGCCATCACTGGATACAGATGGAGAATTAACTCTGGGGGGACAACGACTCTTGTCTCTCCTGCTAGCGGCAGCTTCGACCAAGCCACCAACTACACGGGCGGCGTGGTCTTTTCTCTGCCTACTGGCGGGTCGTTCCAAGTCGCTGCTGTTAACGCCGTTGGAACAGGCGAGTACGCATCTATCACCCTGCAACAGGACTGCAACTAATGACGCTGAACGACTTCGTTTCCGTTGGCGAGTGGCAGTCGCTCCTAGAGTGGTGCGATGCTCACCCTGAATACCTGTGTGTATCGCATTCGCCAGATGGCGAGCCGTACCCGCTGCGAAAAATCTCATGCAGCAACGCTATCGCCGCAGGCGCTGGCTTTCCGGCAGTCGCGTATGAAATCCAGACGAGAATCCGCGAGCGGTTTCCGATTCTGGCTGACACGCTGCCGCGATTCCACCAAGGCATGGCCGTTGGAGTCCTGCTACCGGGCGGCGAGTTCGCCACGCACACCGACGAGAAGTTCCGCGACGACGCGGGCCGCGTGTGTGTCGGCGTGAATGCGTTGATTCAAGCACCTGAGAGCGGCGGAGTCTTGCACATTGACGGCGTGGATCATCCGCAGCAGGCTGGAGATGCAGTTGCCTTCATGCTCTCGGAGCAGCCGCACGGTGTCTCTGCGGTCGCTGGCATCGTCCCTCGCGTTGTTTGGTCATGGCGATTCATGGTCGAACGCTCGGCATGGGAGTCGCAATGAAACCCCTCATCGAGTTCCTGATCTGCGGCACCATCGCCGAAATCATCATCTATAATTCCGCCCTGTCCGACACGGATCGCGCCGCAATTGAATCGTATCTGATCAGCAAGTTGGGCATCACATGACCACCCTCCACTCAAGCAGTTCTTCGGGATCCTCAAGCAGTTCTTCAAACGCCTGAACAATTTAAAAATTTCACATGAACAAATGGTCTAGTTCCGGAAGATACGGGTTGACAAGAGGACTCAAAAAGAGGCTGTGGTCTTTTCATAACTCATTCGAGGAGTCCACCGGCGGCGACAACAAGAGTCGCTTTCTGGAGAGCGGAATAGGTGCGGACAATGTGGGCGTCAATGACCTCATGACGGAAAACAGTGAATATTTGAGAACCGAGCAAGGATCGCTTTTGGAAGTCAACTAGCCAATATGTACGGCTCCGTTCCAAAAAGGCCTAATTCATACTAGACTATTGCATCAAAAGGAATAAGATGCAGTATTTTGTAAGCATAGAAAACTCCAGTTTTTTCTACTGGCAGGTGGAACTTCTCATAGAGAGTTTTTTCATGCACGGACTGCAGGACAATCTAGTCATCGCAGTGGCGGAAAATGACCGTCCGAAAATAAAGGGATATTCCAGCAATCTGGTGAAGTACGGAACAAAGTTCATGCATTCAAACTCTGGGATGGAGGCGGGTCATCTTCCTTTAAACAGGGCCGTCGCCATTCGAACAGCGCTCGCAGAAGGAATGCTTGGTTTTCCTTTTTCAGTCATACATTCGGATATGATCCTCAGAAAGCCCTTGCCAGAGGAGGGATTCTGCCAAGACTACGGCATGGTCGTGAACAGTTTTGACGAAACATCGGAAAAGGCAAGGAAAGAGATAAAAGATGCGATCAGACCAGGACTTGTCAGTATTGCCGAGGAAAGAAACATCGTGACGGCGGACTTGCCCGAGATACCAGCTTTTTCCGCCCCAATAGTATTCAATGAGTCCTTCAGGCAATTGTCAGATGTGTTCTTTGCGAGACTTCAATCGAACACGGAGGACTTGATTGAAGCCAAGGGAGGCGATTTTCCCTGCGAGCGAGCCGCATGGGAACTCACGCTTACCGAATCATTCCAGCACTGCTCCGTCAAGAGCGAGTTCATGGCAGCCCCCTTGATGAGCGACGAAAGCGACACGAACTTCATTCATTATAAAAATGGAATCCCTCCGGTGTTCCACAAGAAGTTCTTCAAGTTCGATGATGTTTCGGCGAATGTGGGAAGATGTCCGTTCGAAGTTATCATGGAACACAATCCCACTCCCAACACGGCGTACGCCCACGAAGTGATAAAGTCATACAACGCCCGCAGGGGAACGTGACTTCAGGCGGCCTCAATGTCGTTGAACATCTGGCGGAGCTTCTTCTTGTTCATGTCCTTCACCACGGATCCACGGAAGTGGTGAGGCACGTCGGCAAGGTTCTGCATCCTTATTTCCGGATGTATCTCCTGGGTCGGCTTGCCGCTCTCGTCACGAGAGAACCAGCTCACAAGCTTGGTGGGATCCGGGCTGAAATCGGCGAACGACCTGACCCTCTTTGACCAGTTGGGACGGACGCTTCTCACCTGCGAGCCGTCCACCACGTCAAAAAGATCAACCCACCTCTTTATCTGGTCTTTCGTGACCCCAAGGATTTTCTTCTTATTCAGTAGTTCGTCCAGGTTGTCCGGATCAAACTCCTTCAGCTTCAGAAGGTAGGATATTATGCCTCTCTCCTGGTTGGACCATCCCGTGTTCACTTCCTTTCCGCCCTGGGATCTCGAGGGCGAAAGAACGGCCTCCACCTTTTCTACCGGATTGTCTTGAAGTATCCATGCGAGCGAAAGGAATCTGTCCTTTTTGTCCCTGAGCTGCGTGGGTACGTTGACGTTCAAAATAACTCCGGGAAGGACCTTCTTGAGAAGTCCCATGGAGGAATAGAGCGAGACATACTTTTTGGGATCTATTTCAGTATCGTCCAATCCCTTTAGGAACTCCTCCCTTACGCGTTCCAGGGCCACGCCTTCGAGGTCCAGAAACTTGGGGACTGCGGCCTTTATTTCCGGGTCAATCGGCTGGTCTTTTCCGAACTTGCATTGAAATCTGATGGCCCTCATGACCCTGAGCTTGTCCTCGCCGAATCGCTCCTCGGCCTTGCCCACGGTTCTCACCTTGTTGCTGTGGACGTCGTGGTATCCCTGCTTGGTCGGGTCGTAGAGCTTTGTGTTATCTCCGTCAGCCTTGTTGAGTTCTATGTACATGGCGTTAATAGTGAGGTCCCTGCGGGCGGCGTCCTCGTGGGGGTTGTCCACGAAGTCCACCTCCGACTGGCCGTTGACCGTCTTGGCGTCCTTTCTGAAGGTCGCTATGTCAAACTCCTCGCCGTTGACGACTGCCCCTATCACGAACGGCTTGCCCGTTGAGTCTCTCCCCTTGAGATAATATTTCTTCTTGTCGTCGTCACCGCAGACTCTGGACTTGAATGGAAGATCCCAATCGGGATTTTCCTTTGACATGCAGAATCCGGCATTATGGAGAATCATTGCGATCTGTTCGGGGGTTGCGTTCGTTGCCATATCAAGGTCTTTGGGCTTCTTGCCGAGAAGGAAATCCCTCACAGGTCCCCCGACAAGAAACAGAGACTTCTTGGGCATGGTTACCTTGGAGGAAGTGTCGGAGGTGAGTTCTATGTTGCCGCTGTCAAGGAACGCCTGCACCAAGGGCCTCATGTTGCTCGGGGGTACGAAACCCTTCTCGAGCTTCACGTACTCTTTCTTCCAGTCGCCCTTTGATTTTTCGGCTTCAGCCAGAAGCGACTTCTTTTCGGCTACGAATTCACCAAATGACTTCATGCTCCCCCCTCATTTCCGATGTTGTCAGGTATGTTATTGAGTCTCTTGAAGGATAGGGCACATATCCACATGCCGTTCCTTTCGCCCTCGTTCTCGACTGTCGGGTTCTGAAGGTCGTATTTGCCCATCATGCCCTCTTCAAAGAGCTGGTTGGCTATGACCATGTGTATCAGTCCCCTCGTGAATTCCTTGGCTCGTAATATCTCGGTGTAGTCGTTCGCGTTCGGGAGTTTGAACTTGCCCCTCTCGCTCCCATTGTCCCCAGCTTGTCTCACCCTCGGATCCTTCTTTGGGTCTCTGTCCTGAATGATCTGTCCAAGTTTCATAAAGAGATTCTTGTATGATATGGATGTGTTGACGATTGGCCTGTCCTCGCCTTCCTCATATGGGAGTTGCAACGGCAGGGAATAACTCCTAACGAGATGTTCCTTCATGTTGGGGAAAGGTGTTATGTTTGGAGGTGGGGTTGCGGAAAAACCCGAACTGTCTAGAGACGCTCCGATTCCCGATCCGATTCCAGCGATCAAAGATGCGGTTCCCTTGTTGTTCAATCCCCAACTTATCGGAACTTGGGTTCCCCTGTGTCCGTACTGGGCAGAAAGGCCGTACAGGGCGCTTCTATCCGTGTTTGAAGACGAGCTAGCCGTGAACTTGGTGCCGCCACCGGCTTCCTCTATCTTATCAAGCCATTCTCTGAATTTCATAGGGGTCCTTGCAGTCCGAGTCTTGTCAGCACCCACGCCGCCATGGAGACCCATATGAGCTGAACCACGAAGTTTATCACTATCTGCCATTTTTCCTTCCTATCGTTATGTTGGGATTCCAGGGACTTTATCCGGCTCTCTATGCCATAAAGGCTGTTTCTTATCTCCTCAAAATCCTTTGACTCCAGAACCCTCATCCTAGCCTCTAGATCGTGCCAGGATTCCGAAATGTCCCTGACCTCCCTCGCAAGCCCCTTGGTCTTTTCCATGATCCTAGAATCCGACTCCCGAAGGCTTTTAACGATGTCATTCCCCGCGGATTGATTGAGGTCTTCTTCTGACATGCATTACTGCCTTAGCAATTGGAAACGGACGATATATATAGAAAGTATGGGCAAAGAACTGTCGGAACGATCTGAAGAATTGGTGGGCGAAAAGGTCGAGATGGCGCCCGTACAGGAAAAGGAACTCTCCCTGGTGAGCGACGAGTCGCTTCTAGGGGTGTATGGCGAGATCATGGAGAACCTGCGGGACGACAGGAGCCAGGTTTCCTCCCTCGTGGACACCTTTTCCAACATGGTGCTGAACGACGGGGACTCGTCCACGGCCAGCAAGGAGGCTCTTGTGAACCTCCTCAAGACCAGGATAGAGACGAGCGACAAGATGACGAGGATAGCCGACCTCATGACTAGAATAAAATTGAAACAGCCCGACACCTACCAGCCGTGGATGGGCAAGGGCAAGGAAAAGGGCAACACGATAAACATCTATGACGCAAGCGGCATAAACAGGAAGTCGCTCATGGAACGAATACAGAAGGAAAGAAAGGAAGAGGAGAAATGATGAACCACAATCTTGAATTCTGGCTAGAGGCCGACCAGGCGGAAATCCAGCCGCCGCCAGCGGTCGAGGGAGATTCGGACGCACTTCCGCCAGGTGACGAACAGCAGCAAACGCCCGAACAGGACGCACAGCAGGCGGAGGAGGCGCCAGATCAGGAGGACGTGTCGGAAGATCCCCAGGCTCCCGACATGCCCGAAGATAAGGAAGAGTCTCCCGACTTCGAGGTCTGGAAGTCAAACTTCTTCAAGGAGAGCGCCAAGGGCGATGCAAGCAAGCTCATGGATATGATTTCACCCATGAGGGACAAGGAGACGCTCGAGCCTTACCAGAGGAAGTTCGTGGACGACAACTGGAACATACAGCTCCTCAGAATGAACTCCAATGTGGCCTCGGCTTCCAAACAGATAAGAAAAAGCATCAGGGAGCAGCTTGACAAGAACAACCCATCAACGAGCGTCGTCAACCACGTGTTCAACACACTGGAGAGCGTCCCCTCGCTGAACGAGACCTTCATAAAGATGATGGGCTACAGCGGAAACAAGGGGGAGCTCCACAGGAAGTTCATCGCCGCACTGACGGGATCCGTCCAGGTCAGCAGCAGCCCCGACAAGGAAAACATAATATTCAATGAGAAGGAGTACTCCATAAAGATGGCCACAAGGCTCAACTCGGACTGGGGCGAGGTCGCACTTGGGAGTTGGAGCCTGCGTGAGGACGACCCAGAGCGTTATCTTTCCGCGCCCGAACTGAAGAGGCTCTCCGAGGGCAGTCCCCAGGAACGCGACATACTAAGACGAAGAATAGTCATAGAGTCAATCGCAAAGCAGTTCGAGGAGCAGTCGTTCATCATAGATGTCGTCAACGACGAAGGAACGATATACCACCTCGGATGGGACATGAGCAACGCCCTGCGAGGCGCCTACACCGAGGGCAAGGTCGTTGTCAAGGCGGTCAAGTCGGAGAATTCCGAGGCGATGATAAGCGACGACGGGCAGATAGTGCCGATGGTGGATCTCAGAATATATTTCGTGAAGGAGACCGGCGGCCAGGACGAGTTCGGCAACCCCGAGGTGGACGAGATAGAGTTCATGGAAAGAAGGAATGGCATGCTGTTTCTCACCGCCGGACTCGTGACGATCAAGGAGGCTTCAGAATCAATGCAGGGAACCGAACTTAAGGAGGTTCCTTATGCCGGCAACCCGAGCGACCTAAAGGCTCTCAAGAGGTGCGTCTACAGCACCCACGACCTTCTCATGAGGCAATGCTGATGCGTTTTTCTAGCTTCCTTGACAAAAAGAACAAGCAGGCCGTGCGTGAACTCGGAATAGTACGGGACATACTCGCGGAAGGAGAATTCAAGGTGGAGGACTTCCTGAAGGAGGAAACCCCCTACATATTTGTCAACTGTACCGACGGCGGACTAGATTTCGAGGGCGTCAGGGTCTACAAGGTCGGATCAAACCTGGCCTACAGGGTTCAGAAGGAGAACAAGACCGAGCCGTACGGAGCCGCCTACTCCCTGGACATCGAGGATCTCTTCGGAGACCTTGTCTCCGACATGTCGGAGGACGATGCGGCGGAGGAGATCAAGAAGGCCGTGGCGGAGGAGTTCAAAAATTTCTTCCAAAAGAGCTCCAAGGCACAGGACGAACTGAACTCCGGAAAGGCGGATCCGCAGAGCAAAATAGTGGTGTCCGGCGGATCGGGCGACATATCCAACACTGCCTGATTGTCATTTCGGCGGAAAATTCGGACAAAAGCCTATACATAACTAGGCAATCCCTCCGACTTTTTCCAGAAGAAACAATCCATGGCACCTCTACCCCGCAGCAGAATTCTGCAGCAGTTTTTCAGTCCAGTTGGAACGAACTCCGTGCAGTCCGGCACCAATGTGGTGGCGAAGGGAAGCCTCATAAGTTTCAACTACGCGTTCTGGAAGAATGACGCATACCCGCTCGTCGTTGTGAGCGAAAGTAACAGGGACATAGGCAAGCTCTGGGGAGTGAACATCCACTACCTCACATTCCCCTACATAAGAAAGCTGCTCGAGATCAGCACGGGCAATCCCGCATTCTCCTACAAGTCAATATCCGCTGACGGATACCTCTCCGGAGCCTACAGATCATACAAGTGGAACGGCATCAGGCAGGTGAAGGTACTGGACTACAAGTTTCTCCTCAACGTCATGACCATGGTGCGGACGTTCGATCCGGCGGAAGTCCAGATCATAAGAAGGCAGGTTCAGGAGCAGATGAGACAACAAATCAACCCAAAAGCGACTAATTTAAGTCAGGGCGGCGAACAGTTGCCCACCGGAGGCTGATGGCAGAGATAAAAGACCAGATAGGAAGGATAGGGAATTTTCAGGACGCGGCGATAGAGAAGCTTTCTTCCATGCTGAATTCCGCGGTGGGAAAGGCCGTAAAGTACGCCTCCGAGCAGGCCAAGGCATCCGTTTCAGAAAAGGACTATGAAAAACTATCCAAGGCTCTTGAAGACCTTGGCGACGATCTTAAGGAAAGCTTGAAGTCGACGGAGAAATTCGTAAATGAAGTAAAAGAGGCCACGAAGTCCTTCGAGAAAGCCAAGCAGTCCCGTCAAAGCGGCGGAGCAGAGTCAAAAGGAAGTTTTGAAGGAATTCAGAGGGAACAAACAAAAATACTCGGCATGATTCTGGAAAACCAGAAGAAGGCTCAATCTGCCCAGATTGCAAAGTACACAACGGGCGGATCGTCAATGGGATCCAAAGCAAAATTGTCTCTGGGCGATCTTGGTTTCAAACCCAAGGGGGCAGACAAAGTTCCCGCCATGCTTAGTCCAAACGAATTTATTGTCAATTCCAAAGCCACATCTAGAAACCGACGGGCGCTAGAAAAAATAAATCAAGGATACAACCTGGGAGGATTGGTAAAGCCCAAATATTTCAGCGCGGCTGGACCAGTAGGCAACACCGCTTCGGGGTCTTCGGGAGGAAACGATGTTAGCGGCTTCTCTAGCATGACTGGAACCATGGGTTCCAGGGGCCGTGCCGAGATTGCTGTGGAGCGGATAACATTGGGTGCCGGAGCAGCGGCAGAGGCCGAAAAGGTAGGCGACCAACTAACAAAACACATCAGCAAGGGATTCAAGGAGGGAAGCAACAAGGAAATAGCCTCATGGGTCACCGGCATGAGCACAGCATTGATGGGAGGAGGCACCGATTTCTTGCAAGGGCTTTTTGCCGGATCAGTAACCGACGCAATGCAGTTCCAAAGAGAGATGAGGTTGATCGCCTTCCAGACCAAAGGAATAACCGGAGATTTCAGGGGGATGCAGAGCGAGTTTTCCGATCTTGGCCAGGTGGCAAAAGAGACTGGCAAGAGCATAAACGTCATGCAGAAGGTCTATATGTCCAATCTGAAGAAGGGATTCAAGGATAACAAGGAAGGAATGAAGGTCATGAAGTCAGGCCTGTTCCTTTCATCCATGATCGGATCGGAAGCCCAGCAGACCGCAGATCTCTTTGGCGACTGGCACAGGACGCTGGCCCTCAGCTCCGGCGAGATGAGCGAACTTGCAAGGGGCATGAAGAACGTTGCCTTGACCACGGGAGTAACCGGAGATGAGCTTCTAGGAGCGATGAAGTCTTCTGAGGGAATTCTTAAAAACCTGAGAAATCAGGGAAATCTTACGGCGGATGTTGCCAAAACTGTCATAGGGATGATGGCGGAGGCAAAGAAGACGGGTTTTGAAGAAATCACAAATAAAGTTTTAAACCCCTTGTCAAGCACGGGTAGCATAATGGATGCGGATTCGGCTACGCAAGGCTTGATATACACAATTTCAAACAGAATGGGCGGAGATGCGACGAATGACGTGCTCTCCGGAAGCTTCATGGAGGATAGGAGCAACCTGGCGGGTTTCTCCACCGAGTTAATGAGCCTCGTTGGAGACCTCTCTGACGGAGCAATAAGTTCACTTGGGGACTTTGACAAGCTGAACAAGGAGCAGAAAAAAGAACTGACCTTACGACTGCGGGGGTACGGCCTGACGATTGCAGAAGCGAAAAGTCTCATAAAAACAACGGAGTTGGCGTCAAAAGGCTTGGCGGGAAACATAGAGGCACTAGACAAAATAGGATCTAGTGAGTTTTCAACCGATGCGGAAAAGCAACTGGCAAGCAAGCAGAAAAGCCAGGCGTATCTGGGATCCTCTTTGGACTACTTGACCGCCATAGGCGAAGATGCCAAGGGCAAGGGTCTTTCGGGAGCTCTGAAGGATTCAGGCACAAGCAGTGAATTTGCCAACAAGAGGCAAGACTTCAGCGCTATGGCGGGTGCCATGACGGCCGAAATGAAGAGCGCCTATGGAATAGGTGGCACAAGCGAGCAGATGGCTCAACAGCTTGCAGCGCTTGATCCAACGAAGGCCGCAGAATTAAACGCGGTAATCATGGGCGACCAGCTGAAAAAGGATGCTGCAGAGCAGGGAATGACTCTTGAGAAAGACTTTGCAAGCGAAATGAAAGCGGCTCTCGCAAAAGGTGACACTGGCTCTGCCGAATTCAGGGCTCTTGCCGAGGAGGCCGAACTTATTGCCGGCGAGATATCAGTCGGCAAAAAGGCCGCCGTGACACCTGAGGAGGAACTTGCTCAAAGCATAAATGAACTTAACGAGACAATCAGAGGATACACATCTTCATTTGTAAGGGGAATGGTTGATTACATAGGATCAATGGGTCTTTTGCTTATTCAGCTTGGACTTCTTGCCACTGGTCTTTCTTTAACTTTAGGAAGGGGCCTTTTTGGACTCACCGGCGTGCTGGGGGGGGCTGTTCCCCAAGGGCGGAGTGAAGGGTCTGATGAGCCGTATGTCTGGATTTGATAATTTGGCTTCCAAGATCGCAAAATCAGACGATGTCGGGGAAGGACTGTTTAAGAAATTTTTCAAAACCTATAGTCAATCAAAAAACCCATCAAGAATGATGGATATAGCAGAATATAGAAAATTTAGAAAACAAGGATTGTCTCCAATTGATGCCAAAAAATCGGTCGAAAAAATGGGAGGCTTTTCAAAAGGCAAGGGCGTATTTGGATCGCTATTAGACGCGACGGATGAACTTGGAAATAATCTCAAAAGCAGTTTGATTGAAAGTGTCGAAAGCGTAGGTAAAAAAGGAAATCGTGTTTTTAATAAGTTGGGAAATAGAATTAATTATATTGGACAACAAGTAAAAGGTTTTGGACAACAAATAAAAGGTTCGTTTTCTAGTGCTTTAGAAACATTCAAGACGGCCAGAAAAAGCTTCCATCCTAGCAAATGGCAAATGCAGAGAGGAATTCCAGGAAGGAGTGGAAAGGGAATGTTCTCATCTCTGACAGATGCGGGAGATGAGTTTATCAAAGGCATGACAGGTAAGGTCGGAAAATTGTCCGGCGTCATAGATTCCGTTTCCAATTCAAAGGTTGTAAAGATGGCAAGAGGATCATTTGATTCGTTGTTCAAGTCTTTTACGAAGGGAAAGAAAGCCTTCGGCGTCATGAGATCCGGAAACAAGAATATATTCTCCTCGTTTGCGGTGGGTTTTGATCAGTTCTCTAAAAATTTGACTGGCGGCATAAAGCCTTTTGAGAAGATGAGTTCTATTTTTTCATCATTCGCCGGAAAAATAAAGAATTTCAAACTGAGCAGTCTGAAGTCGCTCCCTGGCCTTCTGATCTCGGGTGTGCGATCAGGCATGGGTGGAATGGTGAGGGGCGTTAAATCTGTAGTAAGTGGCGGAGTTGGTGGAATAATAAAGGGAATCGGCCCCATATTCAAAGGCGGAATGAAAGGAATTGCAACTGGGCTTAGGGGAGCACTTGCTGGAGGACTTCCCGGTGTGGGTCAAATAATTTTCGCTGTTATAGACATGGTGTTTGGTGCGGTGACCGGCTTTCAGAACACGGGTAGGAATTTTGAAAGCGTCATGAAGGCCATGGGCAAGTCAACAAAGGACATGACATGGGGTATGTATGCATCCTCCACCATTGCAGGGGGCTTGGTCGGCATACTAGACGGTCTCACATTTGGAATGTTACGGCTCACCGGAGTTGCCGACTTCCTTGAGCAGACACTGTCGTTGGTTTTCTATGCGTTCTTCAGCGTAATAGAGGGCTTCATCAGCGGAGTCATGGTTGCTGTGGACATGGTCAAGCCGGCGCTCAAGAGCCTCTATGAATCTTTTGCGGGACTTGGCAAAGCCCTACTTGGACTATTCAATGCCGTGACCTCCATATTCGGAGCAGGAGAGGCCAAAAACGCTGGCGAGGCCTTCGCGATGCTCTACAGCGTTCTAAAGCCAATAGGAAAGGCGATCGGCATGATAGTGGGCGTGCCACTTGGCGCCATTTTGTGGACGCTTGTCAAGGTGATAGGGGTGGTTGTCAATGCGGTCACCTTTCTTGTCAACATATTCACGGGTCTTGTCAAGGCAATAGTCGCACCCTTCAAGTGGATGTGGAATATTCTTGTCGGAAACTCAATAGTTCCCGACTTGTGTACTGCCATAGTCGGACTCTTCGGCGGAATGGCGTTGAAGGTGATAAAGGGATTGGGTTCATTCGTGTTCAAGGCCGCCAAATTCTTCTTGAAGCTGCCACTTAAGATCATGGGCGGTTTTATAAAGACATTCGTCAAATTACCATTGAAGATATTTGGAAAGACAATGAATCTTCTGAGCGGAGGACTATTCAACAAGGGTCTTTCCATGATGTCTAGGAATGTGGGTAATTTCTTCAGTTCGTTCAAAGACCACCTCGTGGATTTCTCTACGGGGGCATTCAAGCAAGGCTATAAGTTCCTTAATTTCCTTTCGGGCGGGTGGCTTGACAAGGCGATCAAGGGGATAACGAATCTCGGCAGCAAGATTGTTACTTTGGTTGACGACTTCTTGATCAAGCCCTTAACGGGAGCGTTTCAAAAAATAGCGTCATTGGCCGATGACTTTCTTATAAAGCCGCTGACGGGTTTGATGCAAAAAGTGACAAGCCTTCTTCCGAAATGGCTTGGAGGCGGGGCGAAAGCGGCAGCCGCCGCTTTGCCGGGAGCTGCAGGTGTTGCGGGGAATTCCGCCAAGGCCGTAGCAAAGGGTTCGGCGGGCGTTGCAGCCAAGGCCGCAGGATTAACCGACGACGCGGCGAAGGCGGTGGTATCAAGTGCGGACGACATATTGAAGGCCGCTCCCAAGGCGCTTGGATTCCTTGGTAAGGCTTCCAAATTCGTGGGTGTGGCGGCAAAAAAACTCCCGATAATTGGCCCCATACTGGATTTCGGAATAAGAAAAACAATGGGTGAAGATACAACCAAAGCCGTGGCGGGGGCTGCCGCCGGCGGCCTCGGCGCTTGGGGCGGTGCGGCGGCGGGGGCTGGAATAGGAACAATGATCGGAGGTCCGGTAGGAACGGTAGTTGGAGGAATACTCGGCGGCATTCTCGGTGTTGCTGGTGGCATAGGGGCTGGCATGGCCTCTGATGCAATATATGACGGTGTTGTAGGGGCGGGGGGCAAACAACCTGTCGCAAAGGCAGCAGACGCGGCTTCCAAAAAGATTGAGACCAATTCCACTGCTGTTGCAACGCCTGTAGGCCAGCACGCAGTCCCAATTGCCAAACCGAGCGAGGATGCGGATGTCGGTTCTGTACAACCCGTCCATCTGAAGGACATTACAGGGTCTATCTTGAGAGACAAGGCCGGGACTTCGGGGACGGGCAAAATTCAGAGCGACGAGCTTTCAAGAATAGAGGAAGCATCATTCCGCCAAGTGGATGAATTAGAGCATATAAAGCAAGGAATAAACGAAATGGTGGCTCTCTTAAAGCCAAAGGGGACTGGCGTTGTCGGTGGAACTGGAGATATGGGTCCAGGAAGAACCAAGGATCCAAGAAGACCTTTGCACGCCGCCCAGTTTGGAAAAATGAAGTACGGCAAGGCGGGCGGAAACGCAAACAGAGCTCTAGTCAACAACGGAGAGGTGTAGTATGCCTGCAGCCACCATTTCCGGCGGCACTTTAGTGCCGATAGAAAAATGTTACATAGTGATTCCGAACGAAGGAGAGGAATTCAAGCTTGTCCTAAACAATCTACCCGACATAACGGACTCAAAAACAGCCTCGTACAACGACGAAACCGTCATAGGACGAGCCTCTCCTTTGAAGACATATTCGCAATCGGACAACAGAACGATAAGCTTTCAGATTCATCTTATTGTTTCGAAGCCTTCTGACGTGGCATACAACCTCAGAGCTTTGCGGGCCGTTCAGAGTGCGACATATCCGAGGGACGGAGCCGATGGGGCCCCGTTTGTTCCTCCCCCCATATGTCGCATGAAATGCGGGCAACTTTTGTCTAAGGATGGAGACTTGTGCGTTATACTCAAGAGTTATTCAGTGAAATTTCCAACGGAGGTTTCGTGGGACGAAAACACGTTTACTCCATTTAAGTTTGACATAGACACGAGTTGGGACGTTGTCTACAAGAGCGCTGACCTGCCGGGGCAGTCAAGGATATTTTCACTAGGCAAATAAAATGGCTAATAAAATAGAATACACAGATCTTAGGGCGACCGACTTTGTAACCAGGGTAAGCAGATATGCTTCAAGTAGAGTCATCTATTATTCCGACGAAAAGATATTGACTTTTGAAATATACAAAAGACCTGAATTCAAGGAGTCAAAAAACGATCAGGTCGCGGTCATACCTGCTGGAATGGAGTACAGACCGGACTTGGTGTCAAAAGAAAAATACGGAATTCCCGACTTCTGGTGGAAGATATTGGAAGCCAACAAAATGAAGGACATTTTAGAGTTCAAGGCCGGAAAAACAATAATACTGCCGGAGAACGCTTATGCCTAATTGTCTTGCTGGATGTGTGTCTGAATATCTGTGTGGCTCTTTGGTTCTCCCTGGCCCGGCGGGCGAACAAGCGGAGAGTTTCGCTCCCTGGGTCTGGGTGACATTGGGCGTAGACGGAGAGAAAATTACGGTTGGCAATGAATCTTTTTCGGCGAATCCAAACACTGCTTGCGTGAAGTCCTATGAAGTGGGGTGGGTGGATACTCCCAAAGTCACAGTTGAAATAGTGGACGAGGACGGCGGAAGAATGGGAGCCATAGTTGACTCCATAAGAAAATGCATGCCTTCTATAGGAAAAGGAACAGAATTAGTAAGTCAATTTGGATGGATTGTCACGACATGTGAAGGAAGCAAAAGAAAAATATCGTCTTTGAAGTTCAAACATCAGATTGTAAACCTAGAAATGAGTTACAGTCAGGGAAAGATAAAGTACAGAATAGATGCAACTGCAAATTCCCCCATCTATGAGGGCATGAGGGAAGACAACACTAAAGGAGAAGATGACAAAAAAATAAACATAGAAGAGGCGATTGAAAACCTCTGTTCTCTGCCTCCCGTGACGAGAGTGAGATATGTGCAGAGGCAAAAGGACGGATCCTTGAAGGATGTGAAATTCAAATGGAAAAAGTTTGGCAAAGGAGGACCAAAGCACACATGGCAAGGAGATAACCAAAATAGGATAGCATCTATAACAAAGTGGATGGAATGTTTCAGAATAGACGACGGATCTGAAAAGGGAAAAGGAATATTGCCTATATTTGCCCCGACCGAATACGATGAGCTTCTTTTGTTAGAAAATCCAACGGGGCCGGACGAATCAACGGCCTGCACCGGGAAATCATTGGGAACTTATATTGTAAACGGCGGGAAGTGTAGCACAGTAATAGAATTCAATCCTACTTTCAATTGGCTCAAGGCCTCTGCAGGGTTTAGTGCCGGTGGTGGCACATCGGGCCCAGCAAGCACGAATAACAAATTTCAAGAAGATGAGAAGATTGAAGACCAAGAAAAAGACCATGGTTCAACGGCGGGTTTGCAACAGCAGGTTACTATATCTCAACAGGCTTGGGATGCCTATGGGCCCAAAAATGCATTTACTGAAACGATGCGTTCGCAACAAGCTCACACGCAAGCGTCCAGGCTCACAGACATCAACATTGATGCGATAGAGGCGGATCTTGTGATCCTAGGAGATCCAAGGAAGCAATTCTGTCAACCGATGGGCGGACAGACAGTCTCTCTCGTCGCAATAAATCCGTTCAGAATAAAGGGCAGTGGTGAAGGTGGTTGCGGAGATTGGCTTGCAGAGCCTGGGTGTAACGAGATTTTAAGCAATAAAAATTGGCAAGCCAAGGGCGTTAATCATTCCATAAAAGAAGGCTCCTATACCACAACTTTAAAATTAATGTTAGCTGATCCCGGCACTAATTTAAGGAAGAAGAATCCTTTGGGCGGAGCAGGAAGTAACGGAGCCACGGTAAAGAATACTTGCCCATAACAATATAAATAAAAAATGGCAGAAAACACGATAAGAACATCACCGAACGGATCCATACCCGAAAATCTCCAAATTCTTGAGCAGAGACTTGCTCAGGTAGAAGAGCGATTTTCCGAAATGGGCTATGGAATAAAGGGTCTTGTAAAAAGCGAAATCAAGACGAGTTGGAGAACGCCCGCCCAACAAGAAACCATATATGGCATGCACACGGCCATCTGCATAGAAACCATAGATCCATGGAAGCAAGGCAGAGTCAGATATTTCAGCCCCTTGCAACACATGAAAGATGCCGCAGTCAAATCGCTCCCTTGGGCCTATCCCATCTCCAGCCAGGGAGGATTCGACGACTGCGGATGCACCTGGGTTCCTCCAGCAGGCTCAAAACTATGCCTCATATTTGAGGCTGGGAACAGACAGTGGCCGTATTACCTAGGAACAACATGGGACAGGGATAGAACGGGCGGATGGAACTATCCCGTTCCCGAATACGAGAAAATCCACAGGGGTCACAGGGGAGGTTATCTAGTTGGGCCGGACGAAACGCAGGTCTTTCCTCCATGGAACACGGAAAACTACAACGGTTACGACATTGATTCCATAAGCGAATTTGAAAACGATCCCGAGGCAAGAAACAAAATAACCTATCCGAACATCTACGGATGGAAAACTCCACAGAAACACATGATCAAGATGGTCGACGGAAATTACAAATGCAATTTCCGATGGCAGAGGGTCGAGATTAAATCGGCTCAGGGAAACCACCTGATATTCAAGGACGACAGAGTTCACCCGTCGGCGCAGTGGGCCCATCCCGACTGCGGGTGCGGAGGCGGCGACCTGAGCAAGTGCAACGAGGGCGACGAGCCAATAGAGAAGGTCGAGAACTGCCCGACGCAGGCACAGGGGGACAACACGCCCGTGGCTCCCACCGTGATGATGATCGGCAGTGGCAAGGCAAACGAGCAACCGAGCCAGAGCGGAAGCGCGGAGGGTCAGTGTTCTAACCCCTACTTCAAACACCGAAGCGAATGCAGACCCTATTCGGGACCCGGCAATCCCCAAAACAACAAGGTAGACAAGACCACACTGCCCCAGTCCGGCATCCAGATGACATCATTGAGCGGACACACCTTCTGGATGGACGATTCGGTAAAGGAGCCGAAGGGAAAGAATAATTGGGAAAAGGGCATGCAGCCTTTTGACTACGGATGCGACGAGGTCTTCAAGGGAAAGTCGGTTTGGAAGTCCGCCCACGGCCACCAGATGATGATGAGCGATGTGGAGCCAGATGCAACTCCCAAAGGAAGAAGCGCCGAGAACTTCATCAGAATACTCACTGCCACGGGCAACCGGTTTGAGATGAACGACGACACCAAGGGAAAGTCGTGCAGGGCCGGCCCGAGAAGGGGAATAGAACTCCACAGCACTTCCAATCACATGATTCAGATGGTCGACGAGAACAACGACCAGTGCAATCTCAATCGTCGAGAAGGCGGAGTCCCTGAAAACAAGGCGACGGACGCCTTCATCAAGATAAGGACAGGATACGGTCTTGAAATGATGATGGCCGACGACAACAGTCAGAGGAACTGCCAGACCCAGTACATACAGATAACAGCACCTCAGAAGGGGCAGGATGACGCCGAGGGAGCGTGCTGCGGACCTCATTTCATCAGGATGCAGGAAAGCATGAACTGCGGTTACATCTTCGTAAGGGCAGGCGGCGATTACATGTGCATGACCGAAGGAGACCACATCACGGTGGTGGGAGTCGGCGAAACCACACCCAAGGACGACTTCTGTAAAGGGGGATGTCTCGGCCCGAGAAACTGGTTTACGGCGGTTTCCAAGCACTCCGTCCACTGGTCGTGCAATTTCTATTTCAACAAGTCCGAGATAGCGGCGTTCCTGGCAGACAAGATAATACTTCTCATGGCCGGAAAGGACTGCCCTCCCCCTCCCGATTCTCCCACTGGCGAGTGCGGGCCGTGCGTGGGGCCAGTGGCAGTACTACTAGGCGATCCCAAGACCAAAACCGGCAGGCTCGTGGCTAGCGACAGGGTATTCGCGTCGGCGTCTCAGGAGGCTCCATGCGTTTCAATATTTAACCTAAATCCGTTCACCAAGTGCGGAGGAGCTAACTGCAAATGAACTTTCTAGGAGCTCCATACCCAATAATTAGCCACCCGCTAGGCCTACTCAGAACGCAGAAGGGAATAAACCAGGTCAAATCGGACCTTCTGGTGCTTCTTCTGACGGAGCCGGGGGAGCGGGTCATGCTTCCGGAATTCGGCACCCCCCTCAAGAAATTCCTGTTTGAGCCGAATACCTCCTCGCTCGTGGATTCCGTAAAAGACACGATTGCTAACTCTATAAAGATGTGGGAACCGAGGATAGCGGTGTCACAGATAGAGGTGACCAACTCGGAGGACTCCATAGAACAGTCGCTGAACCCCGACGACAAGAAGGAAGACGTCGGTCACATACTGCTCATAAGGATACTTTTCACAGATTTTGACAACATACAGCAGGTTCAAGAACTCAAGTTAGAGGTTCCCCTCGGAGGATGAAATGCAGAACAACTGCCCTTTTGAAATAAAGCCGTACGCAAATTCCAATACGATAAAAAACGAAAAGATATCAAGCCTGAACTACACCAACCAGGACTTCTGGTCAATGAAGACCAGGCTTGTCCAGTTCATACAGGAGAGATTTGGCGACAACGGAACCGTCCTGCCCAACACTTTCAACGACCTGGTGGAGGGTTCCATAGCGATAATGCTCATGGAGAACTGGGCGTTCATAGCGGACACGCTGTCCTTCAAGATGGATCAGATGGTCAACGAACTCTTCATAGACACGGTCACGGAGCCGGACAACGCATTCAGGATATGCCAGCTCGTGGGGTTCAAGCCCACGCCCCCAATTCCAGCAAGTTCCATGTGGACGGCGACGATAAACACCCCCCTCTCCTCTGACCTGGTGATAGATGCTCCGGTTTCAATAGATATAGCGACGGAGGATGGGCTGATAGGCATAGAACTGTTCCCCGCCGACTCCAAGAACAACCCCGTGTTTGACCAGGACATAGTCATACCTTCGGGGATGACAATCAACTCATCTATAGTGGGGCTGGAGGGACGGACTTTCACGGATAACTTCACGGGGACGGGACAGACATTGCAGTCCGTGTTCACTTCCAAGTCCTCGGTCATTTACGATTCAATAAGTGTCAGGGTTGACGGAATGCTATGGGAACGCGTGGACTACTTCAGCGACTCCCAGCCGAGGAGGGAGTACCGGGTGGAGTTTGACTCCTCCTACAGGGCCTACATCATGTTCGGCAACAACAGGGCGGGACTGAGCCCTGCGCAGGGATCCCAGATAGAAGTCAGGGCAAGGACGGGCGGAG